CCAATAATCTGGAAGTTCTATTTTATTTGTTCCATCAAGATATCCTCTAATATAAACTTCTGCTGCTGGACCCTCTAAGCAAACATAACGAAGTCTATGATCTTTTTTTGTTGGATGAAGAATATCAAATGGTTTTTTACTTATTGCAACTTCTAATGCTCTACTTGCTATTATTTCTGTTGCTACTAAGCTTGCTCCTCCATCTGCAAGAAAATCACGAGCAGAAACAGTTGCATCAAATAGTCCAAATGAATGAACAATTAAAGGTGCATTATTGATTTTTGGAGCATTACCAACACTAATTGAATTTTTCAAGCATATTGAATTTTTTAAACTTAATGCATTCTTAATTGTAACACCTTGCTTTGTTGTTACTCCAGTAAATAAACTTACAGCAAAAACATTAAGACTACCAACAATATTTGTAATTCCTGTTACTTCAAGTGATGCTGGTGCCTACTATAAGTTTATCTCCAATATTTGCGATAGATGCTGTTGCTGCCATATTATGCGAAATACTCTAAGAATTTTTTAACATTACCGAGAACATTCAATACTGTACCAACAAGAGATCCTTGTGTTACGTCAGTTAGAGATGAAACAGTTGTTTGAGTGGATGCTGATGCATCTACATAAGATCCTAAGACTTGAGCACCACTAACTGCTGTAATGTCAACATTAGTTCCCTTAAGTCTTGATGTTGGGGCATCTGCTTCTAGGATTTTTCCTGCCTGCATTGTAATTTCTCCATCACCATCCTCAGCAACAATTCTAATATTTTTTGCTTTTAATGTAATTTGCCCATTTGGTGCTTCAAATACAATATCACCATTATCTGCCTTTATTATCTTTGCAACCTCTTTCTCGTTTAATTTTATCCCACATCTTTCGACTGAACTACGATCATTAATATTCCAATAATCCCCAGTTTTATAATACATAAAACCAGTGCCTTCATCAGTAATCATCGAATATGATACTTCTTTTCCAGACTCTACGTTACCACCCTGAAGTCGATATCCAAATCCCTGTTGCCACCACTCTTTTGCTTGTTGTTCTGACATTTTATGATAAAGGTATATTGTGTATTTAGTTTATATACAATCAACAACTTTAATAATTCCTTCTTGATTTACGGTAATTACTGGTTGCTTAAGCTTAGCTGATAAAGTGAGAACTGGGAATGCCCTAGCACCTTCACCCGTTCTTGTATTGATGATTGCTGTTGGTAGATTAGGAAATTCAGTGGTACAAGTCGTTGATTTGACCCCAACTATAGCACCAGAACTCGAAACAATAACTTCAAAAATACAAGGACCAACATTAATAGTATCACCACTAGTATATCCTGTTCCTGGATTTGGAATTATGACACTTGTTACAACTCCAACAATACCAGTTCCAATTCCTGTTTCCCCTCCAATTTGTGTGCTAATTCCTGGGAATATGGGTCTTGATATTGCTGTACTACCAATACCAGTTCCTCCACCATCACCAGGGATAAATGTACCTGGAGGTGATTCTGTTGGATTATTTGGTGCTGGAGCAAGAACTGGAGATAACTCATTGCTAACAACTACAGTAGTTCTAGCAACTTTAATTCCTTCTTTATCTAATAGATCAAAAATTACTATTTCTGCATTTTCATTAATGCTATCTTGTTTAAATTTAAAAGATTTAGTTGCTCTTCCAGATGTCAAGGTAACGTTTCCATAGAAACTATTTGACCCTTCAATATCAGTTAGTGTTATGTCACCAGAAATTTCATATTCAAGAACAGTTCCATCGGGAAGATTTTCAGTGTTTACAGTGAAAGTTACTGTTTCTCCTTCATAAAAACTATACTTATTTGCAGTAACTACGTATGTTGGTGCTTTTAAAATCGAAGATAAATTGGTTGGGCAGTATCCAGATCCAGAATTATTTAAATATATGGAAGTAACTTCACCATTTGATATAGATGCAGATGCTTGTGCCCCACTTCCGTGATTTGTATTATCTCTTATGACAATAGTTGGTGGTTTGGAATATCCTTTTCCTCCGTTTAATATTTCTATTGATATTATGCTTCCAGACTCATTAACTATAGGAACTGCTTGTGCCCTAATTCCATCCCCAAAAATTTCAACCTCTGGTGGTATACACCTTGGAGCAGTTACTCCTGGAGGTAAAGCAATTTGATCTTTTTGGTTTTTTGGTCGTAATGCTTTTTCTGTGCAATCTTTATATGGAGAATTTCCGGTATAACCAAATAAGGACATTTGACCCATTGCAAGACTGAGATCAGAGTTAATTCCTTTCAGAACATTCATACTCTTCAATGTTCTATTCCAACTATCTGAACCTTTCTTTTCTGGACCTCCACACGGAGACCATTCAATAGGAGTTTCACATTTTAATCTATCACAAGACAAGAAACTTAAAATTTGTTGAGCAATTGAAGATACCTTGCTTAAAATATCAGTAATTTGTCCAATTGCACCAAGCAACCAATTTAGTCCAGAGAAAATAGGAGCAAGAAGTTTGTCTATTGCATCGATTAATTTTGCTAAAATTGATCCAACTGCTTGCTCTACTGCACAAAGGGGAGCATTAATTGCTTTACCTACCATATTGGTAAGCATATTAATTAAGAAGTCAATTAATATTGGAAGTAATTTTTCAAAAACACAAAAAATAATATCAATAATATTTTTTGTTGCACTAGCAACTGGTGGTTGTTGTGGTAGAGGAACAACCAATCCAATAAATTGTCCAAATAATTTTGTAATTAAACCAATAATACCATTTCTCATATTATTGATTATAAACTTTACAATTCCAACAATTCTATTTGCAAAGTTTTTTATTTCTGTCGTTATATCTACTATTGTATTTAAAACTGGATCTATATATTTGTCAATTGCTTTTTCTAAACGATTTACAAAAGCAATGAAATCTTGAATGACTTTCGAGATTTTTCCAATTACATTATCATTACAACCATTTTCCCTTACTACCTTTATTTCACAACCTTTAAGTACAAATTGTTGAGTTGCTAAAGATTTGCGAATCAACTGATCAGAACCTGGTTTATTTTGTTCCCTTGTTGCTGGAACTGGATCACCAACTATACTTGATGTTTGTATCCCAACCGTTGGGTCTGCTGCATCGGTTGGTTCTTGTTGGACTGCTTGATTTTTTTCTCTTATTTGAGTTGGACCTTGAATTAATGGTCCTTGATGTCCAGTAAATGGTTTAAATTGGGAACTCTTTTCCTTTTCTAAAAACTCTGGAGTAATAAAATTTCTTTGAGCACTTTCATTCCTATGCAAACATCCAACAATGACAGGTTGCTGTGCATCTTCACCATCTAAAAAGAAACCATAAACGGTTTCCCCTCCAACAAGCATCATTGTTTTCCCAACACTTCCTTGGGCACTACCACTTTCTGCTGAAGTTGATACGTGTGCCCAAGGAAGATCGGTATCGGGAAGAATTTCCCCATCAAAAGTATGATATCCTATTATCCTAACTTTGCAACGATATGCCCAACCTGCTCCTATTTTTGGGTCACCTTTATCGTCTCTTTTATTTTCTCCAGAGTCAAATTTTGATTTTTCATCTCTCCAAACAGCAGGATTTGCTACTTGGCCTATCCACCAAACAAATCCGTCTCTTCCTAAAAAATTTGACTTTAATAAAGCTTCTTCAATCATCGAAAATTCTGCATTCAGGTGCGTTTGGGTTTAAATCGCAGTACAACTCTAGATGAGTAGGTGCTGCTGTTTCTTCTGGATGATTCTTTTGATATTCCAGTAATTCTGACAGATAATTTTTTAAATATCTGCTTCTTTGTCTATTTATTGAAGGACTTTCCAGTTCCTCGCAAATATCGTTAATTAGATTTTGGAGTTCCATTTTTTCTCCTAAGCATTTTGTGATCCATAAAGTCCATAACTATCTCGAATCAATCTTAAACTGGAAACGACCTGCTGTGCTTCAAAATGGTGCCTAACTTCTTTTATTAAATAATAACCACTTTGATCTTTATCCGGTTCTTTATTGTCTGTTCTTTCTATTGCAGGAAACTCTGCATATATTATATCACCAGCTTTTAGATTGATATTGCAAGGCACATTCATATTTAGTGCCTGAGTGAACAAAATGTTATATCTTGAAAAGGATTTTGCCATATCGGCAACATCTCTTCCAGAATCTTTAGTTACTCCTTCATTATCAAGAACACCTCTATCAGATGTTCTGAACATTATTCTTGTTATTGATTCCTCAAAACCTTTTGGAACTGGAATTGTGTCATTTGTTCCTAATTTATTTTTAATTTCTTCCTTTAAGTAATATGTGTATTGACTTAAAGTATTAGTATATAAATCATAAAAGTATGTTTTATTAGAATACATACCAACTCGAAGGGACTTCATTAAATCAATATTTTTTTCAAAATTATAATTTAATATTTTAAATTCATTTACTACTTTGTTTTGCTCATTGATTTCTGTATAGAAATAATATGGTATATCCTTTAAATCTGCTGAGGATTCTCCTAATTTTGCATTCGATACTAAATTATCGATACTTTTAAAATTAAATCCATCTTTATTTTCAAAAAATAAAAATCCTGATGTCCCCTTTGCCAAACCATCTTTATCTCCCCCAGAAACCCCTCCAGCATATTGTGGAGTTGCTTTGGGGCACAACCAAGTTAAAATATGAAATGGTTTTTTCTGATTTCCAATAAATGAATATGAATTTGCAGTGCTTTCTATATTTTCTTCTTTATATTTTTCAGTCTTCAAAACATCTTTTAATATACTTTCGACTGTTGTTTTAATATTCCCATTATATTTTTTTTGACATCTTGCAGTTTCATTTGTCAATCCTTCTCTTGAAACTAAGCTTAATTTAAACATTTCATTAGTAGTTGATTGATTCATTCCACTAGCTTTATAAACATACATCGAATTTTCACCATCAAGTTCAAATTCTCCAAATCCAGTATCTAAAGAAATTGCTACTCTTTCTCCACCACGAATAGGAAGTATATTCAATAACGAAGCACTATTAAACAAATGAATCTCCATAGTAACACAAGGAGATAAAATATCTTCAAAATAATCAATAAAGATTATTGAGTTAGTGACATCAACTTTCGTTTCACCATCAGTTGATTCTATTACTACTTGTTTAAAATTTAATCGTGATACTGCTATTGACATTATGATCCTGATAGATTAGTTAACAACATAGTTTTCATCAAACTATTTACCACTTGACCTTCCGTTGGTCCAGGAAGAATTACAGTTCCACCTCCACCACCTCCACCAGATATAATCACTGGTCTTTGTGGTGAAGAACCTCCACCAGAAGAACCCATAATAATTGGAATATAAGTCATAGAAGATTGCCCTGGTGCATTATATGCGGGATATGATTCTACCGATTGAACCATTTGCTTAGTTGGAGCACCCATAACATATTGTTGATATTCCAATATCTGCTCTGGGGTCATTGAATTAACATCAAATTCTGCACCACCAACTGGTCTTACTTTTTGCATTGATTGAATTTGCTGTAATATGAACCCACTATCTTTTCCCCTATAGTTCATAGAACCCTGGAAATTTTCTGCATTACTATCTCCAATAAATCTTGCTCCTTTATATTTTTGCTGAAGAGATTTAACTGAGTTAGCATCCATATGTGCATATGGATATGGATCTCCTGCACCTTTATAATTTGCTTTTTCTACAGTAGCACCTGATTGCCTTGCTGCTTGCTCTACTGCTGCCCCAATGTTCGCATATGGACTTCCTTGTTGTTGTGATGGTGGAACTACGACAACATTATATCCCTTTTGCTTTAATTCTTCTATTGATTTTTGAATATTTGCAGCAGCTTTTTTGGGATCAGTATCATTTGTTCCTGCCATTACAACTGCTGTTGGTGCTCCTGATTGCATTCCTGCTGGTTTTTGAGAAACTACTTTTACGTTTCCTCCAAATCTAAAATATTTGTCACCTTCACTTGTTGGTATTGCCAATCTTTTGCTGCCTTGCCTAACTTCAAAGTGAACGTGTGGTCCCGTAGATCTTCCTGTACTTCCAACATTTCCAATCACTGTTCCAGGTTCAACCATTTGTCCACTCTTTACATTTATTTTGCTCATATGACCATAAAGAGTAGAATTCCCACCTGGGTGTGAAATCAAAATCATATATCCATATCCACCATCATCCCATCCGGCATAAGATACTTTTCCTGGTTGAATAACACTAACTGGAGTTCCAGTATTAATTGCATAATCAACACCAGAGTGCAATCTTCCCCAACGATATCCATATGGTGATGATGTGTATTTACTTGGAAGTTGTCCACCCTCTGCTTTCATATCTTGCATTTCACCAGGAAGAACTGGTGCATCTATAGTTGGTTCTTTAACTCCATAATCCATTGGAATATCTTCTGCTCCAGCAGCAGTTATAACAGACCTAAATGTTTGATTAGCAAATTTTTCAAAATTATCAACAGATTCTGAAAATCTTCTTAAAAGAGAAGGAACTCTTTTGTCATCTTGAGTTAATGATTTCTGTTGTTCTTCTTGTGCCTTTAATCTTTCTTTTTGTTTTTGTTCTACTGAAGTTTTTCCTGATGTTGCTTCGACTGCCCTATCGGCAGCATATCCACCAAGAAACCCACCTGCCATACTACCAAGAACAAATCCAACTCCTGGAATTGGAATAAGTGTTTGTCCAATTGCTCCACCCAATAATGAACCAGCAAGAGAACCACCTGCACCTGCTGCTGCTTTTCCTACACTTTCACCTTCCTTGAGGCCAGTTGCAAAATCGAGTCCAGCAAAAATAGCATTTGCAATTCCAATTGATCTAAATCCACCAAATCTTAGTTTTGACCCCAAAGCAGTTGGTGCTTTTGGTTTTCCTGCAGGACCTTTTGGCTTACCTACATTACCACCACCAGGGAAAAAATTACTAACAAAACTAGCAGCATCAAATGCCCCAGAAGCAAGATTTCTTAATAAATTTCCTGCAGAACCAAAGTTAGATGCAATGTTTATATTTGCTAATTCTTTTATTTTATTTTGTTTTGGTAATTTTATTGATTCGATCTGTTCTACATTAATATCTAAAAAATTAATTAAACCTTTATAACTTCTTTTTACCTCCGCAAAATTTCTATCGGAAGTATTTCCCATTAAGGAAATGGAATTAGCAGCAGCAACTAGGGGTGAAGAGATTGTTTTTGCCATTATCCGTCAACAATATTATAGATTATTTTTGAATAAAGAATTAGGAAATTATCTGTATTTCCTGCTGGTAAGAAAGGTGCAGTTGGACCAGTAGAACCAGGAGGAGAAGATGGACCAGAAGATGGAGATGCAGAGGGGGAAGATGCCTGTCGTGGCATTTGTGTACTAAAATCTAATGGCAACACATTAACACTTGGTGCTGCTTGTGATGGTGGTGGTTGAGAAACTTTAGTTGCCATATTTTTTAGTTCCTCTCTCTTTTCTGGTGATAGTTTCCAATCTGGTAAATCGGGACCACCTTGACCCTTTGCTTGTACTTGTCCTTTTGCTTCTTTTAGATTCTCTTCATATATTTTCATACTTTGTTGGAGAGTTCTTTTTGTTTGACCATATCTTGGTCCAAGACCTGCCCAAATACTATTTGCCTTTCTTAATTGCTCTATATCAATTTTATCTACATTTACACCACCTTGTCTTGCTAAGGCTAAAATCATCGCATTTTGGGTTTCTGGGGAAAATTTCTGATCCCAACTAAATTTTCCACCCTCAACTAATCCCTTTAATGTATCTGGCATTAATTGTAATGCACCAGATGCACTAGAATTATATTTGTCTTTTGCATAAGGTATAACTCCTCCACCTAGTCTTTGCGGGAGACGATTTGTTCCACCTTTCTTAGATGCATCATACAATTCCTTTAGTGTAAGTTCTGTTAACTGAGGAACTACTGCTCCACCATAAACAGTATTATATCCTTGAGAACCAGCAGTTCCTTCTGTTTCCCTTACTGTCTGTATAAATGCTTTTTCTTCAGCAGTATCTGCTTTTATATCTTTTGCATTAGTTCCACCTGGTTGTCCTGGAGGACCACCAGGAGTAGAAGGAGCACCACCAGGACCAGTTTTGGCACCTCCAGCACTTCCACCAGAAGTTCCACCGGACTTTTCACCAGAACCTTTAATTAAACTATTAACTGCAGAAGTGAATGATTCCACAATTCCACCAAGACCTTCTACTAATCCTCCAAGGAATCCTGGTTGTTGTCGAACGGGAGCAATTCCAGTATCTGCAAGGGCATTAACTACACCTGCACCTGCTGCTAATCCACCAGCACCAAGTGCAAACATTCCACCCTTTCTCATTAAATTGCCAAGTCCTCTTGGGGCAGTTTGCTTTAATCCTTGCCCAGGAACCTTCAAATCAATATTTAATCCTGGACTTCCAGATGGTGATGCTTTAGGAAGATTGGATAGTTGTCCAACTATTTTATTGATAGTATTTCTAATTAGTTTTGCTACTTCAAAACTATCTGTAAATATTTTTTGTAGTGACTTTAGATTTGAATCTAAATTATCTAAATTTTTCTTACTTGCAAAAAACTGAATAAAATCTAGAGCACCCTTAAATACTTTTAAAAAGTTTCCAAGAATTCCAGTTGGTTTTGCATCATTAACTTCAGAAACTTTTTTTCTATATTCTTCAACAAGTTTAGTTATAGTTGAGTCTGCTTGTTGAGTTATATTAGTAACAACAGACTGTAATTGTGTTATATTATTCTCTTGCTTTGTATAAAGAGGTTGTATTTCTCTAGTTATCTCGGAACGAATCTCTTGTATTTTTGCATCTACATTCTTATTGCTTATATTAGTTACACTTTCTATCTGATTAGAAACCTGACTAAGAATATTTGATGAGATTGTATTGACAATTGAACTTAAGTCTGGTGTTGCTGGTCTAACAGATGCTCTTTGAAATCCTACAACATTATTTGCCGCACTAGAAACAACAGAACTGCCAAGAGGAGCACCACCAGAAACAAAGTTCTGAAAGGAAGATGGGGATACCTTTCTTCCTCCTACAATTTTTTCTGGTGATAGCAGGGAACTAACTGGCATTTGCTTGTTGCTGTTGTTTCAACTTTTCTTCTTCTATATGCTGTTGCAATAATCCAACGTAAATATCACGTTCCCAAGGCATCATATTCTCAATCTCAGTCAATGAATATTTATGAAACTGCATCAAAGCAAAATTAATTCTGAAGTATGACTCAAGTTCCATATGAGCCATAATTAACCGAAAAAACTTGTTAGTCCTTCTAACTTAACTATATTTTCCACACCTGTCTTTGGATTTTTAACAGTAACTGTATGAGATAATTTAGGCATTGTTTCAAAGAAAGTTTCAATTTGTTTGAACTGAGTAGAATTCATTTGCTCTATAAAATCCACTAATTCTTTCTTTGTGCAATCTGTTGCTGCCCAAGAATCTTCATCGTTATAAATCATATCAATGCAAGATGCAATGATATCAAAAGACTTTTCGATATTTGATTCACTTTGTGCCGAACCAAAATCAAAATTATTTTTAATAAACTGATCAAGTGATGGATATTTCATCCGTAAAATCAATTTACTATCAAGATGAATATCTACTTTATGATTTGGATCTTTCTGTACTTTAATCTCATCAATATAAACAGTCACAGGAACTTGCGTTTCACCGTCATCATAACAAGTTACAATTAAATCAATACTTTCACCAACAGACTTTCCTCTAACATTAAGGAAAATATATTCAATATCAAATGTTGGTAGTTCTTCTACTTTAATTCCCTTTGTAATGATACATTCCTTTAATACCTGTTTGATTGCATTAGTAATTTGCTTAGTGTCTTGACTCTCTAATGCAAGAATAAGTATTTTTTCTTCTCTTACCAAAAAAGGTCTATATTTTATAGTTTTTCCAGATGAAGGCAAATCTAACTCATATGTCGGAGCAGAAATTTTTGGTAATGGCATAATAATCCATAAAAAAATCAGTTATTTATATTTATGTACGTATTGTGCCACTATTTCTCTCGATAACATATCTAGAATAATCAAAAGTTACTGTAGTTTTTGTTATCGTTGAACCTTCATATGATAATGGCAATGCAGTAATATTGGTAGGAAAAGCATCAATCATCCTATAAGTTATTGTAGGAACATTTCCAAGTTTTCCCTTATCCGATGCTGGATTTTCTCTAAAATTCCTTTCAAACTTAGTTATAGAAATAATTCTCTTATATGTATTGGGATATCTTACTTTAAAAAAATTATCTCTATCTTTTGCTCCCCCTTGCCCCTTTTCTGAAACAGGATATATTCCACCAGAAGTATATACTGGATTGATGTAATTCATCCACTCTTCAAATAATCTTATTAAACGATAATCATTATCAACATAAAAAGTCATTGTAAATTCTGGATATATTCTTCTCATTGGGAATTTTTCAATAACCCCTTGACGACTTCCTGCTTCTTCAGTAACATCAAAAGTTGCTCCAGGAAGAGATGCCTCAGAACAAAAGAAATCATAATATGTATTTTGTGCTGCATCTGCTGTTAAATTTGCACCTCTTAACCAAGACATCAATTGACTGTCACCTCCACCCAATCCACCTTGCCCATTAGATAGATGCAGTGATACTTTAAATTGACTTGTTTGTGATAATGCACCAAAAACGTTTATTGCCCCATCAAGTAGTCCGTCATTTCTAGGTGACGTTGTTTTCATGTAAAGTGGGCCAATCTCAGGATATCCTAGTCCTTCCCCTGCCATTAGATAAATATTCTCTAAGAAAACATCTATACTATGTATGCCACATAAAGACGATTCTGGGTATCGACAAGGAAAATTTAAACCATCAAAACCAGAAAAGTATAAGGGTGATCCAACGAATATTGTATATCGATCATCCTATGAATTAAAATTTATGCAGTATTGTGATCTTACTGAAAGTGTAAATGAATGGAGATCTGAAGAATTTTTTATACCATATATTTCTCCGTTAGACAATAAAGTGCATAGATACTTCCCTGACTTTTTTGTAAAGTATAAAGATAAAAATGGAATAAGTAGAACTCTTGTTGTTGAGATAAAACCACAAAAAGATTTAAATATGCCAGAACAAAATCCCAAAAGAAAAACAAAATCCTGGGCATATAAAGTAAAGACTTGGGCAATTAATCAAGCAAAATGGAAAGCAGCAAAAGAGTTTTGTTCGGATAGGAAATGGGAATTTAGAATACTAACAGAAAAAGAATTAGGAATACCAGTAAAATGATTTCTGAAGAACTAAAAAATAGAGCAGGAAAAAAATTCAGAAGTACTAATTGGTGGACAAACCAGTTAATGAACGAACTCAGCACATACCAAAGAAAAAATATAAATGAATTTGATACAAGTTTTATAATTCCTGGTGACTTAGTATTCTTTTTGTATTCTGCCAAATATCCACAAAAATATGAATGGTGGGACCAACACCCATTGTCTTACATAATTGAAATAAATCCAAGGGAAGGATATTTCATCGGAGCAAATTTACATTATTTAAATCCCCAATATAGAGGAGGAGTTGCAAAATCACTAATAAATAAATCAGGATTATCAAATGCCCCCAAAAAAACTTTACATAAATACCTTTTCTCTGGTGTTGTGACGGAAATGTTTAAAGTTCCTAAAAATGATTGGGTGGGTGTCTCATTATTGCCAACAGAAAATTTTGTCGATAAAAAAGGACAAAAAGTACCAAAATACAGAGTGTGGGATTCACCATAAATGGCATCACAAATTTTAAAAGAATTTATAATAAATTCAACAAAAAGACAGGCAGGAGCACCTTGTCCAACCTCTGATTATGATTTGAGGTATGATCCAGATAATGGGAATGTTGACGTAGTAAGAAGAGTAGGAATTAATATTTTCAATCAACCAGATTTAAATGACCCTTGTGAATATATTTTCAGAAATGGGTCATTTACTCAAAATGCAATAGCAACTTTTGGGCAGACAAATATAGATTCATTATATCAAGAAATTAAAGACGAAGTAAAAAAGAAGAGAGCAGTATTGGGAGGAACCGCAGGAGGAGCGATAAAACCATCATTTTTAGATGTTGCAAGAGCACCAGTAGTTGGGCAACCATCCAATCTTCCTCAACCAGTACAAACGAATACTGGAGGATTA